TTGAATCGCCGAGATAGCTTCTCAAAGAAGTATCGGTCTCTACGTTTCTCAAAAGTATCCTGCCTCACGGCAGTCTTATAGTTATACTTCACTGCGTCATAATCCGTAGTGAAATGTAGCTTAAGAGATTGGTAAATCTGATATGCTAAATATCCGTTCATTTATTACCTTGGCCTCTATATTGCTTTTTGTAATTGGTCGATCCTTTGATCTTAGATGTTTTCGATTTGGCATGAACGCCTTTGCGACGAATCTTCTTTTTGGCTTGATAAGCTCCTGCGGTTTTTTTCATATTTTAGAATAGTGTTGATGTAGTTCTTTTGATGATATTTCGGTCCATTGCTTCGACCTCGAGTTTACTCTTAAGTGGTCCTTTGACAAGCTTTGCCATGTCTTCTGGATCAATCTCTTTTTTGTTGCATATCTCGATGATTGCTTCTGTGTATGATAAGCCATCACCGTGGACTAGCTTCTCAACTTCAAACCTCAACTGCTCCTTAGTAATTGCAGGCTTGATGATGATCTTTGATTTTTCTTTGCTCATAGTGTTCTGATTAAGATAGTGTCTTTGTTGATTCTTCCATTTGCTGGATTACGTTTTGTTTTGAGTTTAGTTAGTTCCTTTTCGATTTGTTTTTCTGTTTTAGATGCGATGATTGGGAGTATTTCTTTTGGCTTACGTAACGTAAGTGAGAATGAAGTTTTAGGATCAAACCCTTTAAGTGTACTACCAGATACCGTAAATCCGTTTCGGCTCTCCGCCTTAAAGAATGTGAACTTACGATATTTCGTATTGAATGTAAAGAGTGTTTGTGCACCAACGATTCGTGTTGGATCACATGATTGCATTGCATACTCCTTAGACTCATTGAGATAATTCAATCTTGTGATTTGCTTGTCAGCAGATTTTGCCTTCTTGACTCGGGGCTTACGAGCAACTTTCTTAGAAGACTTATAAAGGATAATCTCATTAAGCATTTCATCCATTGCACTAATACGCTTACGAAGTTGCACCTTAGTTAGGTATGAGAACCCTTCAACCATATCAGGACATCTCTTTTCATACGCATCGACATAGTCACTCTTATAACGTTCGATCCATTGAACAATTGGTCCTAAGAAGGCGATTGGGATATTCTCACCCCTAAGGACGGATGCGATAGGGAATTTTTTGATCTTCGCCTTCGCATCCGTCCACACATCGAGCATACCTTCAAGTTCACATAATACGCTAGTCCGAACTTTCTCGGTCATAATGGTATGCACGTTTGGCTTTTTAGGAGCATCTTCTTTTTCAACCACAGTAGATTTTTTATCAAGGATTTCTGCTTTTGCTTCTGAGATAAGTGTTGCAATATTCTCTTTGACAACATCTGCATACCTACCAAACTTAGGCATACCCATGTTGAAGCATCGACATAACTTCCCAGTGATGTTAAATACAAAACTTGTTTTTGGAACATTTGGTATAACCTTGATATCATTAGGGTTATAAGAGTTGTTCTTCATATACTCTTGAATGATTGGAATATAATCTTCACGATCAAGGTAGTAATTGTAGAATCCAAGACAACGACCAAGAAGTGATTCTTGTTTTTCTTTCGTAACGTTATGCCATGTAGGTTCATCACCTGTGAACTTAAAATCAGGTGAAGCTACCAATCCAGACTTAAGATACTTCTTAGCTCGTTTTGTTTTCATGTGTGAATTATACCATAAATAAGAATATTGTAAATAACAAAATGATACAAAATACGCATTTTACTTAGTTTGAGTCATGAAAAAGACAAAATACCGTAGAATTCTCTTTGAGAGGCCACTTAGAAGCTCATTTCCGGGCAATACTGAACTCAAAAGACTAGAAAAACAAAAAAGGATAAAGCTCACCCTTTTCTTTGGGTTCTGCTTTATCCTTTACGTCCTTATGCTATTAGGACTATCTGGTTTTAAATTTTAGCGTCTGCGACGAAGAAGCATAAGAGCTCCGAGTCCAGCGAAGAGGATGCTTCCACTCTCAGGAACAGCAACGACTTCAAGCTCAACACCGTTTCCTAAGATCAACTCTTGAGGAACGACTTCATCGAACACGAAGTTGTCCATTCCAAAACAGAATGCTGACCATTCGCCTTGAAGATATTCACCTGTAGTCCACTGAGACAAATCACGGATAACGACTTTATCAACGTTATCGAATGATGATGGAAGGAATACGTCTTGGTACTCACCACCCCAATCGTCACTTGGTAATTGGAATTCATCAGTAACAGCAACACCATTTAACCATCCTTGAATCGCAATAATCTCATTTCCAGTTGCAGGCCCTCCACCAATCTCTGTATTCGAGGTCATGTGGAAGAATTGAAGATCAAATGGAACATTGTTTTCACGATAGATTTCAATTGAAGAAATTGCAGTCCAGTGACCATGGATGACGTCATCGCCTGCACCATAGTAGTTTCCTACAGTTTGAAAGCTATAGTCTTCTGAAGGTGAAACGTATTCAAGGATCACAGATTGATCTGTGTACCATTGAACACCGCTGAATTGGCCTTGCGCGTCTGTCGTAAATTCTGTTCCATCAAAGGCAGTCGCAATTCCACCTGTAAAGGTGACAATCGCTCCTTGTGCCATAGAAATGGTTGCGAATAATAGTGGTAGTAGTCTTTTCATTTATTTTTCTTTTTTAATAGGTAGTCTTTTATTTTCCCTAGATTGCCAGTGAATTTTCCTAAGAGCCTTCCTAGTTTGCTATTCTCTGGTACAATATAAGAAAGTGTTCCTATGAGTCCCATCAGCGCGATGACAAACTCGGGCGCTGAGGACATATAGGGTGCGAGGATTTTGTCAAATATCTCTTCCATATTACTGATCTCCTACACTGCTTACTTGAGGATCATCTTTGACCTCTTCGTATTTAATTGGGTTTTTAGAATTATCGCCGGTCGATGTGGTTCCATCACCGCCACCTTCACCTTCACCATCACCAGAAGGGTTCGTTCCTTCAACGTCTCCATATCCCTCTTCTGCATATTGAACGATGGTATCAAATGCTGCCACACCAAATAGCGCTTCGGTGTAAATATTTGCATTTGAGAAGATACCGTATTGTTGCTCACTCACGACTGCGATTTCGATTCCCTCTTCTTTTGCAGTCTTAGCTTGGAAGTATGCACCTGATCCAATCGACATCAAACCAGCAGTTCCGATTGCTGCAGCCTTTGATGTCGTATCTTGAACGAACATCCCAATAGATGCTGTAATAGAAGGTGCTGCGGTTGCTGTTGTCGTTGATGCCGCTACAACTGCTCCTGTGGTTGCAACGGCCTTAGTCGCACCCTTTAAGAGCTCTTTACTATTATCTGCGATCTCGTTCAATTTATCAATAGTTGAAGTTTCTGGTGTTTCTGCACCTGCGACTTCTTGTTCAACCTCTTCTCCTATTGATTCTTCCTCTTCTGCGGCTGCTGCCTGACATTTCTCACAGACATGCCCCTCTGAGTGGTGATGTTGCAATTCTTCGAGTGCTTGAAGTAGGCGCCAAGCAGCCTCACGGGCAGTTTCGTCAAAATCTTCAACTAATGCATTATCTTCAGGTTGACAAAAACGGCTCGCAAAATCTTTGGCCTGTTCAAGCGACAGCTCTGGACGATCTTCATCGCCCGATGGATGTGGTATAAAGGTAGCCATTGGCTTGTATTCGTATTTATCAAAATCACTATCTTAAAAAGGTGAATAGTTAAAACAATTTCGTGTATAAATACATCCGCAGGCGGTCAGTATGGCTGTCTAATTAACTCAAAAAAATAGAAATATGGAAATCCTACTTACATTTATTCAAGATCAACCATGGTTTGGAGTATTAGCCGCAGCTGTTGCTCTCGCTTCATCTATCGCAGCTATGACGCCAACACCTAAGGCTGGTACAGCACTTGCAAAAGTCTACAGTGTCATTGATCTTCTTGCCCTTAATATTGGTAAGGCTAAGCAAAAGAACGACAAGAAGTAATGGTTGGGTTAGTTAAAACGGCTTTGACGGCATTAAGCGCTTATTTGCAACTACGCAATAAGTCGTTTTATTATAATATCACTCAAGAATCACGAGAGAAACAACTTAAACTGATCAATGAAATCGAAGAACTTCGCAGTAAGCGGACTAATGCTGCTACTGAGCGTGCTGACCTCTTGCAGCAGCAGCTCCTCGCTGAAAAACGATACATTAAACATATATCAACCTTCTACAATAACATTGAGCCCGGGGACGACGATTCAAACTAAAGAAGG